AAATAAAATGTTCCACTGTAAGAAGCACCTAGTGTAGCCTGAAATTTATAGGTGACTTGTGAGCTGCTGCTTGGGCTATCTAAAAATTGTCCCGCCATATTTGCAGTATCAAAATCATAAGTAGCATTATTAGGTCTTGCACTAGAAGTTGACCTTACTTGATTACCACCATCTGCATCCCCTATGCTTATTGCTGTGCTATCTCTCATTAATCTTATATGCCTTGAACCTGCATCAGCTCCCGCATGAACAACATAAAAAATTAAAATTTTACTTGATGAAGCTGAGGGTGTTATATTCAAAGTTAGTCCAGAAATATCAACAAAGTTAGAGGTTGAAGAACTAGAAATTGAAACTGTACCAGTCACTGTAGTGCTTACTATTTGTGCAATTTTACCTAACCCTATTACTTTAGCTGCAGTTACTGCATCATCTGCTATGCCACCTGTTGCTATTTGTGATTTACTCATCTATCCTCCTATAATTTATCCATCTCTGCTTTTACTTTTGTCCAAGTAATTTCTGAATGAGGGCAAGTTGTTGTTGTAACTATTTTTCCATTACTGTCCTCTCCTGTCTTCCATCTAACTTGATTAAATTCTGATTCAGTTGTAACGCCATTACCATCAAAGGACATTTCTGTATTTCCTTTTAAAGTGTTAACTGCTTTTATAAATTTTTGAACATTATCCATTATGCTAATATCTCCATTAACACTATTGTTGACATTTCATTATTATGTTGGCATCTTGCTGTACCATTATTACTTGTTTGACCTGCTGCAAACTCTGTGTGATAAGTAATTTGGCTACTGCTAGAGGGACTATCTAATATAGAAAGGCTATTTAAACTTCCTGATTTAACTGCTCCTTCATCTCCTGCCTCATCCCATTGTGTTTTATTAAATTCTAATAAACTTGTGCTTTCTCTTAATAATCTTAATCTACTGTAACAGTCATTTGAGTCTCTGTCGGATATAAGTTGTTGTTGAATAATTACTAAGACTTTACTAGTTGTAGCTGAAGGGGTAATATTACAAGTTAGTCCTGAATCAGCAAAACTTGTAGATGTTGAATTTACTTGAGTGGCATGAGTAGCAGTTACTACTTGTCCTACTTTTCCAAAACCTGTTGATTTGGCTGCAGTGACTGCATCATCAGCTATACTATTTGTTCCTATTGTACTAAGTGCCATGTTTATTCCTTGCTATTTGCATTCTTGACAGCCTTGATATGCTTATACCAAGAACCTGTCTTATCTAATTTACCGTCATTAATATCGTGATACAATTTATCTAATTGATCTTGCCATGATAAATATTCTCTTTTTCTTTTTGCGTCTATAGTTACATTTGATTCAGCAGTATTACCAGCTGTTTCATATGTAGCTAATTGTAAATCTGTTGGTTTAGAAAAGCTATATGTCCATGTTTTTATATAATCTCCACTACCATCATTTTGTAAAGATACTTTTGTGTCATCCCATGTTGCAGAGTTTGCTTCTATGTATAATTTTGTTTTTGTATATAAACTTGCCATATTATAACCCTATTAATTTAAATCCTGTAAATACTGTTCCAGAAGTTGTAGCATTAGTTGTTCCATCACCTTGAAACACATACAGTTCAACATATTGACTTGCATTTAAATCTAATAATATAGTGCTTGAAATATAACCCTCTCCATCACTAGAACCAGCATGTTGAATGTAGGCTCTACCTCTATTTACATTAGAGCCATCTACATAAAATCTTAAACCATAAGATACATTATCTCCTAAACCATTGAAACTGGCAGTTCCACCAAAAAAATAAACACCATCTGAGGGTACATTAAATCTGTAATTTGTAGAAGCATCATACGCACCACCTACATCAAAAAATTCACTAGAACCATTTAATTTAGTCCATGTGGCATTAGAAATATTTTGACCACTGCCACTAACACTAAAGTGAGGTGTGTTATTTCCACCTTTAATTAAAGAGTAATCTATTCGTTTTATTGTACCTGCGTCACTTACTAAAAATTCATCTGTATCGGCAGGAGCTGCTCCAAGAGCAGTTTGTGCAGATATAACATCAGTGTTTAATTTTGCTCCAGTTACTGAGTTTGCTTGTAAACTGGCTGTACTAACACCTAAAGCAGGAACATCAATAGTTCCTACAGCCTTTGCTTGATGAATTACATAAATATTATTTGTACCAGAGGGAGGTGCTCCAGTAAATGTAAGTGTAGTTCCGCTTATGCCATAAGCAGAGTTTGGATCTTGACGAACATTTTCTACAAAGACCTCTATGTCAAATACTGAACTCGGTATAATGTCCAATGTAAAAGCTGTTGTGCTTCCATCACCACTAAACCTTTTACCTTGTAAAGATTGAAAAGTATTCCTGGTATCTAAAGGTGTACCAATAAAAGCCATCTTATGTTATCTCCATTATTGACACAGCAATGTCAGCTGCACCAGATGCCGCTAATTTCAAGACATCCGTGGTTTCCATTACTACTTTATTTCCTGCTAAAAGCTCTAGAGTTCCGCCAACAGGTATGGGCGCATTAGTAACTAGCTCAACATCTTGATTCGCTTCGTTATTTGCTCCTGCTCTGTTAGAAGTATCTGAACTTAAAGTAACTGTGGCAGTTATTTGTCCTGTTGTTGTATTACCTATCATTACACCAAGAACTACAGTTGTTGTAGAACTAGCAACGGTATAAATAACATCAGAACTAGTAACCCCTGCTTTTGTTACACATTTAAAAGTATTAGCCATCTACCCTCCTTTATATATTACCCGAGTGCTATTGCAAGAGCCGTAGGATCTTCTTGAGAAAATCCTTGAGCTGTCATTAAAGTTACCACTCTAGATAATGCTGCTTTACGGTTTGTGCCTCCAGCACCATCATCCACTATTATTAAATCTGATGTTGTTAAATCTGCGCCTATGTCAGATCCTCCATCAATCTCTAATGCTGTTAATGCTACTTTACCTGCTGTAGATATTGTAGCCAATTTTGTGTCTACGATTGCAGCGCTTGATTTGATGTCTGCATTTACAATGTTTGTTATTGTGTTGTTATCTGAATCAATAGATTTGTTTGTTAAAGTTTGTGTTGCAGCAATACCAGCTATTGTGTCTGTTGTTGCTGGTAAAGTTAGTGCCGTGTTACCAGAAAAGTCAGCGTGAGCTGGAGCTTTTAGTGCTGCGTAGTGTGCGTTTGATGATTCACAATATAATCTAAGTTCTGATTGTGCACCTGTGTTTTTAAGTGCAATAACACCACCTTCTACTGTTAAATCATCTCCTACAGTAACATCAGCAGTTACTGTTAAATTACCACTACTATCTAATTTTAATCCATTACCAGAACCTACAGTTCCTCCTGATTTAATTACTAAATTATCACTGTCAGAATCATCTACAGCAAAATGAAATTTATCTGCTCCTTGTGTATCTAATATTATTGCTGGATCGCCAGATGCTACATCTATTTCAATATTACCTGTAAAAGTTGCACCTGATAAACTTGCAAAAGTAGAAGATAGAGCAGTTCCGTTTAATGTGATTGCATCTGCCTCTAATGTTCCATCAATATCTGCATCACCAGATATATCTAATGTTGCGGCATCTAATTCACCTGAAGCTGTAAGATTTGTAACACCTGTTATGGCACCACCAAAAGCTACGTTATTACTTCCATCTTCAAATATTAATTTACTTGCAGGTAACGTACAAAAAACATCTTTTGTGCCTGAACTAAAATTTACAGCGCTATCACTATTAGAACTAGATATAACTGTTGTTCTTGTTAAATCTGAACTGTCTCCGTCTAATGTGCCTAATCCTACTTCAAACTCAGCCTGGTCCTGATGTGCAATACAATAGTAAACTGTATTAGAATTTCCAATACCAGCTGCAAAAGTTTCAAAACCAGTTACAGCACCACCAAGTGATACAGCACCTGTTCCTGTAGTAGTAGTTGTTTCTTTTACTCTGTCATTAATGACTAAAGCCATTTAATTTTCTCCTATGCTAATCTTAATATAGCGTTACTTGCGTCAGCAGTTGGGAACTGTATTGTAAATGTTCCACTTGTAGATGTTTTATCTCCACCAAAATCTAATACAGCAACAGCTTTGTTAGAATCAGAGCTATTATAAATTAAAGCTCCTCTTGCTGTAATTGTTGCAGAAGTAAAAGATATATCTGAAAAATCACATATAGCAGTTGTTCCAGATGTTGTTGGAGTAACACTAGTTAAAGTTCCACCACCAGACGAATATGTTCCAGAATCAGAAACTTCGTTTGATGTGCTGAATGCAGTTGTGCTTGCATCTAAACTTGCAGAACTAGTATACAAGGCTATCTTAAAAGTATCCCCTGTAGTCGCAGTAAAATTGTGGGTGCCAGTTAAAAGCTCTTGTTTAAAACTTGTGCACACAGCCTGTGTTATTGCCATTTTTTATCCTCCTTATGGACTTGTTGATTTTATGGGCAATCTAATTGCACCATGCATGTACTCATCTCTTCGATGCCTTCCTTGCTGTTCTATCGCTAATTCTTGTATGGCTCTTTGATATGACTGTTCGTATAATTGCAGCATTTCTGCTGGTCCCTTTAAAAATTTAAAGGCTTCTGCAAGGCATCCGTACAACAGTGCACTTGGAGCATTACTGCCTAACCAAGATGAAGTATTTGTACTAGATAACCTTGTTGGTAATCTTGTAATTCCCAGTTCTACATTATATGCAAGATCTGGTGTAGGCGCAACTATTAATGAGTTATGATCCCACCAGGCCCAGTATACAGGTTCGCCAGTTGCTGTCCTGTCAGGCGCATATTCTGTGATAAATGACACATCTCTTTGTTCCAACATAGTTCTTGTTGGTGTGCCTGAAGCTGGAAAAATGTGCATTGTTCTTATGGTTCCTAAAGATGTAGGATCAGGTGATGATCCACCTGGTAATGATACAAAAGGATTACTTACAGTTAAATTTGCAGATTGATTAGATTTAAATACATCAATATCTACATCTCTAAATATTCTATTTTCTGCATGTTCAATAAAATCATTTACTCTAACA